GGCGATACTCCAGAGGGACTCTCCAGGCTCCACCTGGTGGATATAGTCAGGTGGGAAGTAGTGAGTCTCCTCTGGGCCTGTAACGTAGCTGTCAGGTAGGTTAATCCATACAATCCCTGCAAGTGACAGGACAAGAACAAGGACAAGGAACCCCAGCACTACGTCCCTAATAAAAACGAAAGGTGATTCATACTTCAATATATTCATAATCTTTCCTCCTTCTTGTATTATTATAAAAGGAGCCCCTGAAGGAGCCCCTTTGTGTTTAGAGTATTCCACCCTCCCTAAAACTGTAGTACTCTTCAAGCGTATCTCCTATAATCAGGTGGTCCAAAAGAGGAACCCCTAGGATCTCCCCAGCCTTCTTAAGTCTCTCTGTAGTCATGGTATCGTCCTTACTAGGTGTAACATCTCCTGAAGGGTGGTTGTGAGCCACAAAGACTGCTGAAGCGTTCATCAATAAAGCTCTCTTGAAGATTTCCCTAGGGTGTACCAGACAGGAGCTTAAGTGTCCTCGAGCCACCTCAAAGATACCTGTTATTCGGTGCTTGGTGTCTACTGTAATCATGATAAGGATTTCTTCAGCTTCCATGTGGATTCCCATGGATTTAGTCAAAAGGTCTCTAACGTCAGAAGGACTGTTAATAGTGACTTTGCACGAATACGGGAACTGTTCTTCCTTCACTACCTGGAGTCTTAAGCCCTGGAAATTTGTTGTCATTGTATGTTCTCCTCTCTCTCTTATGTGTAAAGCAAAAGGGACTCTCTAAGAGTCCCCTGTACTATCTGTCAATTATCTCCCAATCAAGTGTGTTATGTCTTAGACAGTAAATCTTTTTGTGCATTTCAGGGTCTATCTGTACTGCTTGTCTCCTAGCCCCACTATCGGTTCTGGCTGTGAGCCTTACAGCGTTAGTGAGTGTATGGTGGGGATGCAAATTCCCTAAGTAATACGTGGACTTAGTAGTCCTCATCTTTTTGTCCCCTTCCTATCTGTAGTCCATGCTGTCCTTTGTATGTTTATACACGCCAGGTTGTCCAACTATACCAGCTTTATCGGCACACTCTTGGCAGTAGAACTTCGGCTCCTCACCTTCAATTTCCAGCCAGTAACCCTCGGCGTAATCAAAATCGCAACCATAGCATCTAATACCGCCTGTCATCCTTGCATCCTCCTCTCTCTTTCGTTATCCTGTTCTATTACAGGTCAATATGTAAATGAAAGGGAGTCTCTAGGACTCCTCCAGGGTATTCATGTACTCTAGTAAGCGAAGTCTCGCTAGCTCTTCAGTCGGTTCAGCGTCTCTATAGATACGTCCATTTATCCTACACTTCACTTCGTACTCATACTCAGTGACCACCTTTCCGTCTTTCACATACATAAACTCATGTATGCTTCCTATATGAGTGTCTGTCGTGGTATTCTTCCAAGGTGCCATACGCATTCTCACTTCTCCTCTCTTTCTCTCTCTCTCTCGTTATCCTGTACTATTACAGGTTACTATGTAATAGATGAGTCCCCGCAGGAGCCCCTGGGTGTCGCTTAAGGCTTGCTAGGTCCAATGCGTACTCCCCAGAGGAGTCCCTAGACTCGTTGTGTCCTGCAGGCGATATGCAGTTGTCAAGGTTCTGTTGTTGTTCTTGACTTTATCATATAGACTCTTTTTCTGTCTGTCAAGTCTTTTTTTCATCTTTTTTATTCTTTTTTGTATCTATTGACCCTAAAGCCCTTCCTAGAGCCATTCTTGACAAATAAAAAATTTTATGATATCCTATAGATAGAAAGAGAAAGGAGAAGTGAGTCTATGAATAATTCTAGTAATAGTAAAGGGAAAGAGAAAAAGAAGCAGGCCAATCCATACCCGTTAAGATTACCTGCGGAACTGAGTGAGGAAGTGAAGAGACTTGCAAGAGAATCCTATAGGAGTTTTAACGCTCAGATTACAGTAATGTTAGAGGAGTATCTTAAGATGATAGCTAGGGAGACGTAGAGACGTTTTAAGGGGTGGACAGCTATTGAGGTAGGTATTTATATGGCTAGACGCTTTACGATTCGCTGCGTGGCTCTATGGAGTTCCTAGGGGTATTCTGTAGGGCCTATATAATGTAGGAATACATGGAGAGAGAACCAAAAGAGGACCTATAGGTCTACTAAGAAAACGACAGATAAAACACAAACACGAAACAATAATAACAATAAGAGGACAGACCAGGGCCACCAAAGGACTCCTATTCACGCTGGGTGCCCTTCATAACACGACTAAGCGGACTAGTTGTCCTCTTGAAAGTGGCTTCTGGAGGGAGTCTAAAGTTCCATGGTAGTGAATCAGTGGTAGTTTTTGAGTGTTCTTAAGGTATCTGAGGAGATCCAGCAGGACCACCCCAGGGGGGAATCGCCTGCGTCACCACTTGCGTATAACCCTTCACATTTTTCTACCAAAATTTAAGCCCACCTAAGGCTACACCTTCAGCCACACTATCAGTCCCCCCACGCTCTCCTTTCAGGATACCTTCAGGAGCCCGCAGGAGCCCACAGGACGGTCTTAAATCTACACCCTATATATTTAATACTACAGTGTACTTTAACATCACAGAAAGGCTCTAAATGATTCCTATTCTGATAATTCTTTCATCTACTCATTTCTGCCCTATAACCAATACTGAGGGTTACACTATAGGAGTACCTAAGGTGAATACTACAGTAGTGAAAGTTGTAGGTATCTCCTTAGGTACTCCTATAGTCTTATTACTTTAGATAGGTATTCATTGAAGATGATTAACTATAGTAAATACTATAGGCTCTTAAGGTTACTCCAAAGGTACTCCTATAGTCTTATTACTTTAGGTAGGTATTCATTGAAGATGATTAACTATAGTGAATACTATAGGCTCTTAAGGTTACTCCAAAGGTACTCTAAAGGTTACTCCTTAGGTACTCCTTTAGATACACTTAGAGTTTACTCTTAGAGTAGTCTCTTAATATATCTCTCCCTCCTAAAGGTGGACGGCTATTTTTATTCAGGGTTAAAATCTACGTCTAAGGTCATTTGAGAAGGCATTAGAGGTGTTTCCTCCCAGTACATGCTCCATGAATACTTTAAGCTCTTGATTGATAAGATTCTCCCTATAGTCCTCCTCAGCTAATCTCTCGTCCCTAGCCATAGAATCCACCCAGTATCTTACAGCCATAGCCAATACGTCTAACCTATCGTCAAACTTAAGGGCTCCTCTGTCTCTTGTAATCCTAGTCATTTGATAGAATAACGAGTATTGGAGCCTATCATTGTCCCCTAAGGCTTCCTGTAGGTCTCTCTTAACTACGTCATAGTCAACGATAAGTCTATGTCTCATCATTACAGGCTCCAGGGTATCAATGATTCTCAGTTCCTTCTGAGTATGGTGTCTTACCTCTTCTACAGCACAAGGCCAGTATCTATTAAGGATAGGCTGGAATAGCTTAGTGAACATACCGTCACCGAAGTTGGACTCAATCAGTATCCCATTGACCTTCTGTTCCCTTGCTATCTTAGCTAAAGAGACTAGTGTAGCGTCGTCATAGCCACCCTTAAGGCCCCCCATAGCTGTCACATATAGGAATCCATGGAGTTGCTTAACTACAGCGTAGGTAGTCTCGTCCTGGCCCCTACCACTTGGATCTATGGCTAAGATAGAGCCTTCGTATTTAGCCCACTCATCATCAAACCGTAGTGGTCTATAGAACCTGTCTCCAGTGAATCCTATGGAATGAAACTCTTTGATTGGCTCACTGTTGCTCCATTGGATACTAATAGGAGCCTTATCAATGTCAGTATTGAAGACTATAAGGTCAGCAAGTTTAAGAGGATACCTCTCAGCGTCACTAAGGGAGGTATCAAGCATAAACTGTAGGGCAAACCCTGCTCTACCGTAGGCTATCTCTCTTTCGTGTAGGTCAAGGTCAGTAAACCTCATGGGGTCTACAGGTTTCCCTACTATCTTAGGGTCTTTCTCTAGCTGAATCTGAATACTCTCTGCAAGAGCCCCATTATAAGCTATTACTTGCTTACTGTTAGGGTATCTTGCAGGCCATATCCTACAGTCATACCCACGCTCTCTGAGTTTATTGTAGATAGACTCCTCTGTTTGAGGAGTTCCTAGGTAGGTAATCTGTCCTACTTCAGGCATGATAATAGCCTCAAACTCCATACAAGCCTTTAGGAGCTTATCTCTCATGTCCTGAGTAGCTGAGTTATTAGGGACTTCAACGTCGTCAGCGATAATCTCTACTGCACGACTACCTGTAAGTTGTCCGAAGATACCTACGGACTTCACTGAAGGAGCGTGAGCAGGCTTGGCAGGACCAAAATCAAAGGCTATCATACTATCCCTCTGGTCTTCTCTAGCCTGTAGGTGTTGAAGCATAGGTACTTCCCTAATGAGTCTCTTTGTGAAGCTACTGAAATCATCCGAGCGTTGCTTACTAGCAGAGACAACCAGTACCTTATACTCAGGGTCCCTGGCCCCTCTCCAGAGAACATAAGCACTCGTAATCCAAGACTTTCCTACTCCCCTGTAGCCCTCTATAATCTTCCTTCTAGGTCCATGCTGTAGGTAACTAGCTATCTCGTATTGAACAGGTGTAGGCTCAGGGAGTCCTAGGTGTTTCCATATGACATACAGGAAGTTTCGGAAGTCCAGGAGTAGAGGATTATTTCCTTTATAGTTATCAATAATCAAAGACTACTAGGTCTCCTTCCCTTACATCTACATGGATGAAACCCTTCTTAGGGTTAACTCCTATCCCAGTGAATCCCAGCCACTTGACTAAATCGAAGAGTTGCCAGTAGGTTAGCCCAGTGATATGGACAGGTATATCTACAGCTCTTCCATGAAGGTGTTGGGAGTTCTTAGCCCCCTTCACAGCCTTAGACTTGTTGTGTATCTCACAACGGTAAGCTGAAGTGAACCATAGGGGTACTCCGAGAATGTCTCTGAGTTCCTGTAGTAGCTCAAGGAGCTTGGGGTGAAGCTTCACCGCCCCACAATGACTACACTCAAATTCGCTCAGGTTGAAGTTAGGACTGAGTTGAAAATCATTAGTCTTCATGGCATATCACCATCCCTTCAAAAACTGAGGGAGCCCTTGAGAGAGGACTCCCCTTCTTTAATTAGCTATAGTAAAATCAGTATGAAATGGTAGTTCATCACTTAAGATATCAAGGGGATTCCCTTTGTTTACAGCTACAGTGATTCCGTTATTCTGGAGAAGTTTGATTGCATTAGAGATATCTTGAGGTTTAGCTGTTCCATCCCTAATCTTCTCAAGGAGAGTCTCTGCTGTGGCATACATGATATCTACCATCAAGTCCTCAGCAAGTTTCCTCTTGTCGACCACTTAAGCCCCCCTTTCTAACTGCTTCCATATCATCTCGTGGGAGACCTGAAGTCTCACAATCTCCTCGCTATGCTTAGTCAGGATAGCACTTATCTGTTCCTGGTTCTTGTCTATCTTGCTTAGGGTGTTAGCGATAAACCACCCTACAGA